GAGGCTTAGCATTCTTGTCCACCCATTCTTTGAAAGCATCAAAAGTATTCATGTTTTTAAGAGACAAATATTTTTCAACTTCTTCAATAGCTTTATCGACCGATTTGTCGTCAAAACAATAGCCATTACCCGATAAATCAAAGATTTTATTTCGTGTTTTCTTATCAACAATCCACAAATGTTTTCCGGTCCAAGCACTCTGTGGATCATAACATTCCTTCGATTGTATCTCAAGTCCGTTATCTTCAATCAATTCTATCAATTTTTTGTATTTGTTCATCAAAATTCCCTTTCTGGTCTGGGCACAAAAAAAGCACTTAGAATTTCTAAATGCTTTCTTTTTTTGTCAATTCGATTATTCCCTCCAAACTTGGATTTGTTTTCCAAATTCTTGTCCATGACCTCATTTTTACCAAACTCCCTAAATAGATGCCGTTTATCTTTGGCATATTTGGAGAAAGTTTATATTTTTCTCTAATTTCGTCTTTGTGATCCATTATGTACTGATTGCGAGGAAGGCAACAAAAGATACCCTCACCAAAATAACTCAAATCTTCATCAGATATTTCAATAAGTTCTTCAGGTTTTACATAAATCGCTCGATTGACTCTATCTTTTCCGTTAGAAAAAACCTTATCTATAAAATCTTTATCAAACCCCATCTTCTAACACCTCCAAACCATAAATTATCATTCCGTTTTCATCTTCTGTTTTTGAGATGATATTATACTTCAAGTTTGGTTTCATCAAATATTCTTTTTCAAAGTTTAACTCAGCCAACTCAGCTATATACGCTCCTATTTTTTGACCTTTTCTAACAGTAACTTCAAATAAAATATCTGCACCTTCACCCTCTATCGCAAACTCTTTTGCATGATTTATGTTTAAACTAAATGAAGTGAAAGCTTTATCTAATCTGACAGATTGTCCGACTTTAAAATCTAGATAACCTAAATCTTTTCCAAGTGCAGAAACCGAACCGCTTCCACGATACGCCTTAAAACTTTCTTCAGGCGCAAATTTTGAAATAGCCTTTTCTAAAATTGGGATATTATCTTCTGTATCTTTTACAATTTCTAAAGCAAAAGATAAACCTTCTGCATCTCCGTCGTTTTCGAACCAGAATTTTTCACGTATTTTTAAGGCTTCATCAAGTCCATAGCGTTTTATATTGTTGAAATTATGATAGTTTTCTGTTGAGTAAGAATAAATAACGCTTCTTTCGTCATCTGTAAGCTCATTATACCATTTCTGATAAGATTTTTGTTTCTTAAAGAAATCATCAATTTCATTTGGTTTATCAGCTACAAAAATCTTGTCATCCACTTCTGGTTTTGATTCCTTAACAACGTCCTCACTATCCACATACTTGCTATACCACTCTTTATACGTCATATCAGCAGGTACTAGCTCAGTCTTACCTGTCACTGGATTCCTTGCTCTGCGCTTCAACTTACTGTAGTCTGCGTCCTCATCGTATCCGACAGTAGTAGACCTGCACCACGGGTGCATAGGCGGACAATTAACGCCAGGGACAGCCTTATCCCTATCATAGACCTGATTATCATGTTCCTGACAAATGCGTGATGTACGCTTGTCTAAGACGGCCACAAAGATATACTTCTCTATGTCTGCTTCTTCATAGCTGAGTAGTTCCATCTGGTTGTGAAAAAAGGCTGATTCTGTCCGAACCAAACGCCTTGCATCATTCTGACCTACATTGAACCGCTCAGCAATTGCTTGTGCAGTTTCTCGTGTATCTCGGCCTGTCATAAGGCTTATGAGTAGTTCATCTTTTATGCTAGAAGTAAGCTTCCCCGTATTCTTCCAGATGTCTGTAGAGTAGGTACTCCCGTCATCTAGCCAACTAAAAGACTGTAGATGTTTTATCTCGTTCTCAGGAAGCCCAGAAAAGCCATATGCTAGTCCTGTCTGCTGTTGTAGGTCAAAGGTAGCCTTGTAATAACTATCCTTCATTAAGTCGCTATAAAAGGCATCTGAGCCTGTCTTCTCCGAATGATAGATAGATTCACGCATACGGTCTAAATCGTCGCTCAAACGCTCTAGGCGCTTCATACGGAAAGAATAAGCTGGACTATCTAAGTCAGCTAGTAATCTTTGGATGTTCGGGTCATTCGGTCTAGCTTCAAGTACCTTACGAAGTTCATTCAGGTCTTTCTTATCTTTCATGTTCTTCAAGACTTGTCTAGCATCTACCTGACTTAAACCATAATCCCGTTGGAACTTATCGAAAATCTTATTGATTTCCTTATCCAAGTAAGTCTTAGCTTCTTGATAGACCTTATCGAACTGGTCTGCCTGCTTTTCGGCCTTGTCCATCTGCTGGTAAATCAGATTGGCTTTCCTCTTCGCCCAATACTCCTGATTCTTCATCCTCTACCTCGTCTTCGGGTTTCGTGTTGTCTTGGTTGAACATTGGCATTTCTTCCATGTTCTTCTTTTTCTCTTCTTCCAAGGCTTCCAATTCAGCGTCAGGGTCTTCCACAAACGGCAAGAGAGAAATAAGTTGTCTATTCGTTACTTTACCTTCCAAGTTGTTCACAATCTGAGAGATTTCCAGTAAGTTCTTAGGTAAACCACGGCTAAACTGTGGAACGATTGAATGAGACTCTAAAGCAATCTGCTTCATGCCCAAGTAATGAGCAAAAATCGCAATCCGCTGGCGCAATCCACGCTTGTAGTTTGCTTCCTTGGTCTTGGTAATCATCTCAAGGCCCATCAGCTTGAATTCCATGGCTACGCCAGATGTATTCCCTGCGAAATTCTCATCAGTCAAGTTAGGCACATGGCTAAATGTGTAGATATCCTCTTTCAATGCTGTGCGCAAAATTTCCGTAGCACTTTCGTCCAGCGTGTTCTTCAAAAACTCAGCTCTTGCACTATCGCCCGGCAATTCCAAAAGACCTTCTTCAGAAAGAATCTTCATCGCTACCTTAGCATCTTCTGGAGTGTCTGCTAACTGTGTGCCATATAAGACAAGGATAGACTCTACTGCCTGTTCCTTGTCATTTACACGGTTACCCATCAAAGAATTATAAGCGTCTATCAAGCTAATCTGTTGCTCGTAGTCGCCAATCGCAAAGTGATTATTGCGATATTCAATAATTGGAATTTGACCAAGGTTATGAGGGGTTACCTCTTCATTCTGAGTTGTTCCTGAATCTGTACTTCTCAGCACCATGTGATAGTGCAGATTTTCAGTAAAGACTTCTGCCTGATACTTAGTAGTATCTTTCGTATCGTCCTTGACTTGATAGTAGTAGACCGCAAACAAAGGCTTCCGCTCAATGCTATCATCGTAGACCATGAAGGTATTCTCTGGATCAATACTAGTTGAGTCCAACTCAGTCAATCCCTCTTTAGCATAGATGTACTCATAAGCACGACCATAGATAGCCATGTTCAAAGCATTCTGCGCATCTACTTGGTCAATCTCGGAACCATCAAAGGCTGTAAGTAGTTCATCAATATCACCTTCGGCAGTATTGTTGTACTTGATAGGATTGCCCATAAAATAGCCTGTAGCTGTGTCTGCGATATCCTTGGCATGATTGGCTACCGTCTTGTAATTGGGTGCGTTCTCGTTTCGTCTCGTGTGTTCTAAGATAGCATGCTCACCCATGTAGTAGCTTTTAAGCTTCTTCAAACGTGAGCCTTCAGTGCTATGCTTCGTTATCAATTTGTAAATCAGGTCTTTCTTCAAAGAACCCTCATCATATCCATCCCGTGGATAGGTTAAATATTGGTACATGTCTTTCCTCTCTATAGACCATAATCAGAACGTCTGCGGACGGTTGCTTTCCCACCTTCGATACATTGAAGGCTGTAACGTAAAGCATCCATCAAGTGGTTGTTTTTATCTTCTGGTTTATTCAACCAGTTTCCTTCTTTGTCACGCTGATAGCAGTAACTATAAAATTCATCCATGATATGTTCACAATTCGGATGTACATAAATAGCGTATCCTTGTAATTTGGATACGCCTGCCATGATACTATCCTTACCTTTCCGACTCTCTTTAATTCGGGTTATCCCATGCTCTGACCTTAATTCCTCAATCAATCGTAATTCAGCGCTATCAGCGATAATCCGTGAGCGATGATAACCTTTATCTTTAATCATCTTCGCAACTTCTTTAGTAATCAATCCGACTTTATACGCTTCGTCAAAAACATAAATCTCTTTCGTTGTATCGTTTATGAGCGAACAACATAAAGCAGTTGGGTCATGAGTAAAACCAAAGTCAAGACCGATACATAACTTATAAGCTGGATCTTGTAGTAATTCATCTTTATCAAAATCCTTGACAGTTACGTTCTCGTAGATTAAACCTTCAGCAACTCCCCACTCGCCATCACAAACGATTCTCGCACGTCTTGGGTTCGTATTATACAAATCCTCATAGCGCTTGATATCCACTTCATCAAGCCACTCATTACATTTATAAGTAGTCGTGAGCGATAGCGTATCAGCCCGTCTCGTCTCTTCGTCAAAAAAGACACGTTTGAGCCAGTGCCTCTCGTTCCACGGATTAAATGTGACTGTGATCTGTTTAAAGAAGTCAGGTACGTCTAAGCTACCACGGATTGACTCGACTACTGTACTGAACTTGTCTTCAGTTTCGATTTGATACGCCTCCTCGAACCATGCCCAACAAAGAATACCAACGTCAACTGTAATAGATGTGATTTTTAGTTCATCATCCAAACCACGGAACAGAATCTTTTGCCCAGTCGCTTTTATAGTTATTTCAGGCAAAGACTCGTTGAATTTAAACAAATGAGTTACACCCAACACATTACACGCCCATTTAAAATCCGTATAGGTAGATTGCTTGTTCGTATTCGAATATCTACGAATGACAAGCAAGTTCGCCCAGGGATATTTCAAAAGACGTACAACGTAATTTAAAGCAGTTGTCTTGGACTTCTTCGAACCACGGGAACCTTTTACAACACGGTAAAGACTTCTTGAGCGCCAAAACTGGCCATATCCCCCGCCTACTGTCTTAGGTAGGTCAACAACAATATCATTCTGTTTAATCTGGTATGTCTGACTCATTCGCAAACACCACCGTTCCAGAAACGTCTGCCTCTACTTTGTCTGTCCAGAGCCTATGCCGCTTTCCTAAAAGTTCGGCTGCTTTGATTCTATCTTTTGCTCCGACATCAATATCCGTAATCGTTTGACCTAATTCTCCTATGCTTATCAAGGTCTGTTCTTGCGTCTCTCCTCGCATTACTGATGTTAGATAACTAAGTACTTCTTGTTGATCTGCAATTTTCTCAGAATCAAGTTGTTTCAGTCGTTCATCTATATAGCTTTTAATCTTAGGATTCTTTAGTAACTTATGCCCTTCAACGCCTGCCACTCTATCACTAGAAACACGATAACCTGCTTTTTTATAAGCTTCCGTCGCATTACCTGAGATGATGTACTCATCTGCAAATCTCTTTTGTTTTATTCTCAATCCACTCAATTTTCCATCACCACCTTTCGACAAAATAAAAAGCCACACGATGTGCGACCTTTTTAAGACCTCTCACAGGCTTTGCAGGAATCGAACCCACGATAACAGTTTTGGAGACTGTTGTGTTACCGCTACACTAAAAACCTCTTTTACTTTAAAATGCAAGGCGACTACTACCTTGCGTGTTAATTAGAAATAAATTTTCTGATTTATTTTTTTGTAGTCATTAACGGCGATGTCCGGAATCGAACCGAAAAAATACATAGGAGAGAAAATCACTTTACACCTGTCACCGCCATGTGAGGCCGAAGCCTCGGAAATAAAATGAAAAATATAAGGAGTCATCAGTGTGCTTACCGCCTTCAGCTGATAATACTATTTTAGCATTTCAAGGTTTCAATTTTGTTTAATCTGTTTACTTCTTTTAGCAATATTTTCGAAGGCCGATTTTCTAATATTATAGATAGTCCCTCGACTGCATCCCAACTTACTCTCTACCTCGCTCCACGTTAATCCATCAATAAAGAACAGTCGCATCACGATATTTTCTAACGGATCATCAAGAGATTCAATCAATTGAACTAACTCATCTCGTTCGCGATATAGTTTTTTAATCTCTTCGTATAATTGTTCAGACCTGTCAATAATAGATATATTCAATTCTTCAGACTGGTTTTTATTGCTTTTTGACTTCGGCATACTATCGAACGTCTGCCCTTTTAAAACGCCTGAACGTAGACTGATATATTCTTGATGTTTCGACTTAGCTTTTATATCGATATATGGCAAAGCTTTTAATCTCTGTTTAATATCTACTGTCAATCATACACCTCGATTCCAAAGAATTGGCAGATGTCTTCTGCCTCACATTCGGAAATTTCCAAACCTCTCTCCCAACAACTTATGATTGTTGAAGAATACCCTAAATGCTTTGCTAATTCTGTACGAGTAAGACCTTGCTCCAAACGTTTTTCTTTCAAAAGCGCATTAAGATTTCCAATCTCACATTTTTTGAATAAGACATCTCTGTCTAATCCTAACTCTTTTGACAAACGTTCTTTCTGACGATCACTTGGTATCAGACCTCGTTCCCAATTTGAAAAAGTCTTTGGACTAATACCAAATCTCTTTGAAGCTTTTCTTAAAGATAGACCTTTACCAATTCTCCATAATCTAATCTGTTCTGAAAAAAAATTACTATTCTTCATGCTCCATCTCCTCAATCAACCAGTCTAGGTTCTTACGTGCTTTCTTCAGGTCTTCAAGGCCGTTTTTCTTCGGATGTCGTAGTATGTACTTCAAACTGTTACCCATATAGAACCCTTTCAGCTCCTCGTCTGTCATGAAGTTCCTCAAAACATCGATAGATTCCATGCCATGCCGACCTTGGTAGTGGCTTGGTTTGTTTATGTTGTCAATTATTTCTGGGTTCATTCCTTATCCTCCAAAAGCTCTCTGTTCTCGTATACATTCCCCACAATCTCACAATCAGTATGTCGTAACCACAATTCACATCCGTGTTGCTTAGATTCAAGACGATACGCTCCTCCTCTATGTCTTACAACCTCGTAATAAGTCGGTTCAGAATAAACATCTTTAGCCATTTTGACTATGTCGCCTTCAAAGATAATCCTGCCACCCCTATCAACCATAGCTGTTGATTGCATGAGGACTAAATCTTCCGCTGAAACCATGTAAGTAATTCCATCTCCAATACAGTATAGTTCATCTTCTAGCCAACTGATGTGGTCAATTTCATTATCCATTTCTTGCTTTTTCTTCAGCCATGCTCTAAATCTTAGTTTCATTCGACAAATCCTCCTCTTTTACGAAAGTGTCATCAATCCATTTACCGTTAACTACCATTCAATTCCCCTTTCTATTCTTTCGACCAAGCATTCACTACAAATGCCATTTTGAAATACACAATCATAATCTAACTTGTCTTTCGGAGAGAAGAAACGCTCACAATCTTCACAATATAGCTTGTTATCCATTTGTTTCTCTTTCTAAAGCTGTTCCGATTTTTTCATTGTAGTAACTCAAAACCTTGCTTTGGTTTATTTTTGTTTGTGTGATATTGTCTATAAAAAATTCCAAATCTGCAATCATTTCATCTAACAACTTAACAACCTTTAACTGATATTCCATATCAGGGACGTCAATCTTTATCTTGGACAATCTAGCTAATGATAAGCCTGGTTGATTATCTCCGTCTGCACAACGTTCTATTTCTTCACGCTTCATCAACAGCCAATGAAATAAATATCGCTTATCTAGCATTTCTTTTGGCTCAATTCTGAAGCTATCATCGTCCATCCAAAATGGATCTCGATGAAAATAAACAGCACCAACCGTACCCTTACGAGTCAAGCGGATTGTGTCGCTCTCACAATTGAATTTATCTGTCGTACCTTTTGTGCTTTTTCCGGCTCCATAAATATAATATGCACCTTCGCTAACTTTACCACGCTTGCCTGGAATTAAGTCACAAACTTCTAGCAATCCGTGCGTTGTTATCTTATCTGGTTTCATTCTAATCCTACTGCGAAATTATAAGCTAGTAAATAATCGTCTAAGACCTTGTGGCATTTCGTTATGAAAGATTTTAAATCAATATCTGCGTTGAAAAACTGAATCAACATCAATTGACTAGCTAAATGTTTTTCAAGGTGGTCGATTGCCATTTGGTCTAGTTCCGCATTTACTTGGTCAATGTCTATTTCTTCCTTCTCTACAGGCTTGCTTGGCGCAACCCATCTAAAATCCGTATCCAATGTATCAGATTCTTGGTATTCAATCTTTTGGGTCTTACAGTCATAAATTTCTTTTGAAATATCAGGAGTATTTTTTTCTTTGTCAATGACTAAGAAAATCACGTTGATAGATGTGTCTTCAAATCCATTTTGAATCTCATTCAATTCAACAAGGTTATTCCCTACCAGCTCTCTCATTTTCTTTTCAGACTGACGGTAAGCAATACCAGGGAACATGATATAGAATCCGTATCGTTTCGTGTAAGTTAGTGATTTTAACAGAAAAATATCATCAACAACACCTGACTTTTTCCACGGAAACAATTCTTTAATAGCCTGTTGGTCTTCTTCTGGTAAATCTTTCAATTTCAGAGAATAAGGTGGATTCATTGCAATTGCATCAACTTGGATTTCTGACTGGTATGTAAAGAAACTCTGATTATGTACGATTGCATGTGGGAAATTTGTCTTCAACGCTTCACAACTTTCCTCCTGAATTTCTACCGCATGAAAATCAGTCATACTAATAAACTGCTCCAACTGCCCAGAACCTGCAGCACCATCAAAGACAGATACATTCTCACCGCAATATTGTTTGACTTTTTGAGCTAAGTATTCACGTAGCGGTTTCCCTGTCACATACTCGGCAAATTTATTGGCTTTCTCACGGTTATTGTGTTCAACAAACGTCATAACATCACCTCATCCCCTACTCTAATCTTCTCAAACTGTTCTCTAGTGACTACGAAAATCCCATAATCTCTAATAGTCACTGTATACAACTTTCCATGCCGTCCTTTCTCGACGACTTTACCAAATATCTCAGCGCCTGCGTTATCGGCCTTATAGATAATCATCGGGCGCTTTTCTTCTAGTTTTTTAATATGGATACTCTGCCAAATATTTAATCCAGCAGATAGCAGAATCCAAATAGCTATGAATCGTTTCAATCTGTGACCTCCTCCTTATAAACAAAGAAATAAAGCACTTTTTTAGGATTGATATGAGCCGCCCCAGCTTGCATCAAATGCCCATTGTTAAACTGGCTAATTAGTCGTCTAACATCTTTCTCCCCGCAATTAACCGTTTCAATCACTTTATTGTCTGTAAAATAAAATTCAATCCTCATCACTCCACCTCCTCAATCTCAATCCCTGGGCAATCGAATACCCAGCCAAAGTTGGCTTCTTCTAGTTGTTTTCGGGTGTGTGCTGTACGAAATTTTTTATCTAGTGTTATATTCTTTAACGTCCAAGTGTGAAGGTGCTTAATCAAGGTTAAGTAACTATATGATTCTTCAATCCATTTAAACCTTACAAAATACCGCTTCTCTTCCTCGACCTCGTATCCATCCAGCCATGCACGGGCGAATTTTTCTTGGTTGTCTACAACCCATCTCCAATACTGTTCATTTAAGTTAGCTTGCAATACCATCTTAGTTAGCTTCCAACCCATATCTCTTTTTTCCTCAATCCAATCCGCCACAAACTGCGGAACTTTGACTGGTTGCGGTTCGTCTAGTTGTTCCAAGTCTTCTAGAAAAATTTGACGAGCTAGTTCTCCTGTTTTATTATTCCACTTCCCCTCATATCTTTTGTATTTCTCAATCAATTCCTTAAGTTTCATCTTCCAACTCCTTTATTCTCTTCTTCCAGTTTTTCACTTTCTTTTTAAGCAAGTCACGTTCCTCGGACCTGCTAAAAGCAAGCGATTTGACACACGGCTCAGATAGTTCAACTATCCTTGCCTCCGTCTGCTCAATTGTGCGTTTCAGTCCTTCAATGACCGTCTGTTTGCTATATTCCATGGTTTATCCTGCTTGTTTTTCTAGCCAGTTAAAGAGCAATCCGAACTGCTCTGTCACTAGTTCATCATCATTGTATTGCTTGCAAATTTCTCCGATAGACGACACAGCCCATTGCCAATAAGCATCCGTTCCGAATCCAACTTCTTGGCTCTTTTGATTGCTGTGTGCCATCCACTCAGGAATGACTCTGCTAAAGAAATCAATGTAGTCAATCTTCATGGCAATTCCTCAATTTTGATATAGATCCCGACTGTATCCGCCCAGAACTTTTCGGCAATCTCGCTGGCCACTTGGGCATCGTCTTGCCAGTATCCAAGTTTTGTCATGCAATCCTTGAGCAACTTCTGTAAATTATCTGTATCCGGCTTTGTAGTCTTGTACTGGCCATCGTAACTTTTCTTGATACGAGGGAAACACCACTTAACCGTCAGACGAATCGCTCCTTTAAATTTATCAGGAGGAACATGCTGGGCAAGCATGCTTTCAAATTTCGCCCTGGCGTTTTTTAGATCAGCCGGCTCATAAAAGATTGGCTTACCAAATCTAGCATTTACCTTTTTTTGCTGGTGAGTCGTTGTCGGAATCTTTTGCATAGGTAAAAAGAATTCAATCATCATAGTCTACACCTTTCCACTGCCCCGTTTCAGGATTGTAGACGATGTAGCCAGCTGTTTTTAATTGGTCTTTTACCCAGTTTAAAAGAGTCGGCTGATTTGCAACCCATTTCAAAACTTCAGAATCGGAATACCAAAAATCTTGCCCTGGCAACGTGTGATAAAGTGGTGGCATTTTTTTACCTATTTCCAAATTCACTGAATACTTTTTCTTTCGACGTCCCATTTTTATTTTTTCCTTTCTTTTTATACGCGCCTAAGTTCAGAGTGAAGGACAGGGTTACAGGGTTACAGGGGGCGTAGCTCAATCGCCCCTGTTCCTGTACCTGTTCTTCTGAACTCTCAGGGACATTTCCTAAATATCTCTCCTCAAGGAGGGAGATATTCTGTCCCTAGCTTTGTCCCTGAATTTCTCGGGTTTGTCCCTAGAGCTAAAAATCCGCATGGTTGTGCGTTTTCTCAGGGACATTCTCGGGTTTGTCTTTGTCCCTAGAGACACTCCAGAGACACAGGGACACTCTCGGGTTTGTCTCTGAGAGTCAAGGACATTCCCGAGGGACACTCTCGGGTTTGTCTATCGGGTTTGTCCTTGTCCCTACTCTGTCCCTAGCTCTTCTTTGGGTGTGATTTGATTGTTTTTCACTTCAAAATCATCTCTATTTTTGACCCATCTTCTGATAGTTTTTTCGCTAACAGGTTTGTCTTCTGTTGAAAAATATTCCACCATTTCACTCAATTCAACCGGATTGATTCCGTCGAATAATGCATCCATAGCAGTAGTAAATCTCTCGTCAGCAGATTTCTTTTTCTTCTCATTCCCCTTTTTACTATCTAGATTCTTTTTCCAATTTGGCGTAGTATCTTCTAATTGGATATCTGCTAACACGCCTGATTCATCAAGTGTATGCACTGGATAGCTGAACCACATATTCACTGGCTTAAATTTGGCAAACTCTCGAAGCGTACCTTCCACACGCCATGCGGTTGCTATCTGAATCTTGTTACGGACTTCTTCGAGCCTGTCTACATAAGGAGCACGAGCCATGACATCAGGGATGCCTTTTTCAAAGTGCGTTCTCATCTGCGCTGGACTTAATAGGTCATCTAGTCCGACATTCTGTTGGTAATAAGCATTATTTCGTTCTTGCAAAGCCTGCTTGTATACTTCGCACGCTGCTTGGTTCATCCTCTGAGTAAGTAATTCCTCTGATACTTCCAGCTCGACCAAATCGATAAGCGCATCAGGATCTCGAGCGAATACACCCGAACCACTAGCGCGGTCCATGGACTTCTTGCCACCTTGCGAACCTTTTGAGTGGTGGTGGCAGTAGATAACGCTAGAGCCCAACTCTGTGGCCACTTTATCAAATTGATTCGTAAAATGTGCCATCTGGTCTGCGCTGTTCTCGTCACCAGTCAAAACTTTATAAATTGGGTCAATGATAACTGCGATATAATTCTTTTTCAAAGCTCGACGAATAAGTTTAGGCGCTAGCTTGTCCATCGGTACAGTCTTCCCACGAAGATTCCAGATATCGATATTCTGGATGCTTTTAGGTGGTAATCCCATAGCTTGATAAACGTCACGGAAGCGATGTAAGGCAGACGGACGGTCTAGCTCCAGATTGACGTATAATACACGCCCCTGAGTACAATCCCAGCCTAGCCACTTCTGACCCTCGGCAATTGCGATTGACATTTCAATCAGGGCGAATGACTTACCAGCTTTTGAAGGACCAGCAATCAGCATCTTATGGCCTTGACGAAGGACACCTTTTATCAACTCAGGAGCTAACTCTGGCAAGTTATCCCAACTATCGGCCAATCCTTCAGGATCAGGTAAATCATCGTTCAAATCTTCGATGTATTGATACCATTCATCCCAATCGGCCTTACCGATGTTAGTATCTACTAAGAATTGCTTCTGTCCATTACGGATGAACCCAGGCATGCGAGATAGTCTACTTGGATTTCGATTCTGTGTATCGACGATAATGCCGTTCTTTTGACAAATCTTATAAAGATAATCAACCCGATTACGGTATTCTTCGTAATTCTTGGCATCTACTTTGACGATGGCGTGTAGCGATTTATTCCCACTATGGACCAAAGCAACAATCGGTAATTCAAGTTCTTTGTAAATGGCGTTCTGTTTATCGATTGGCATACTGTCGGATTCGACCAGGGCATATCTGAAATCTGTCACGTTTTCATTTTTTGCGCCTTTCCCATCCATTGGGTTGAAACGAACCCATGCACCAGCTTCTTCGTGGTAATCACCTAAGACTGCCCCGATATCACCATTACATCTACTAAGTTCTTCAATCAATTGCCCAGCAGTTCGGTCATAAGCTCCCTTAGTTGGCAACCATTTGACAATCTCGCCTGTTTCGTCGTCAGTCTTTGGATAACATTCAGTAACGTACCCAACATTTTCGCTAGCCTCGAAGAGTGTTTCAAGGTATTTGATAATTTCCTGAACCGGATTCCAAATAGTTGGCTCATGGATTTCCTTACCTTCAATCCAGTCTTTATCAATGACACGATAATCACGATCTATTGTATCGGTCCAGCCTAACTCATGCGCGTTCTCGCTATCATAGCTGGATTGCGACACCCAGCCATTTTCTTTGGCAAGTTGGGTAATCGTCGCACCCGTCACGATAGTTCCTGCTTGTTCATTGAAAGTATCCCATTTCTTGAAGCACTCAAATTTCTTGTATCGACTATCATTTTGTGACCAGTTATCCCAGTCGGATGCTGTATATCCTTCATGTTTAAGAGCCATACCGACATTGACCCACGTCTGATAATCTACCGTGGCAGGATTGATGTAATCCAGCAACGGCAACAAATTAAAATCATTCTCTGCCACTATCTCCTCCTTCTTAATTTAGTACATATTCAGCTGGTCGCACACTTGTCGGAACTCTCCAACCATTAGCTGCTATGCGATTAATCATATTTTTAGCTTCTTCGAACGGCCACATTCCCACACCTTTGAAACCGTATCTTTCAAGTAATCTGATGTGTTTAGGTGTTGTTAAACCTTCTGCTTGTCGCTTGTGTAATCTATCTAAATATAAAGCAGCCTTTCCAGCATTCGCGATTTCGTCAGGAAGTATGCCGTATTTCTCAAGAGCTTTAATTTGCTTATCACTAGCAGGTGCCATCTCCCATCCAAAGTTAGGTACGTAGTTTGATAAATCTTCAGCATGGATAGACATTTCAAATTGCAATGGATCCACTAATTTGCGTTTACGCTTACGCATTTCTTCCAATTGTTTGGCCAAAGCTTCTTCACGTTGAGCGACTACGTCTTCTGCAGCCTTGACTTCCATATCTTCAAGGTCAAGCATTACACCAGTTTGCTCTTCCATGTTCTCAACCATTTTCTGAGCGACTTCTGGAGTCTCACAGATTAAATGAGCTGGACGACATAGCTCGTGGCGTTCTGTATGCCAGAGGAAGTCTAGTAAGAGTAATTCTTCCTTTCCTGGATGTAAACGAGTACCACGCCCCACCATCTGGCTATATAAGGCACGTACCTTAGTAGGCCTTAGCACTACTACGCAATCCACTGACGGGCAATCCCACCCTTCAGTCAATAACATTGAATTACAAAGCACGTTGTAACGGTCTTTCTCAAAGTCTTCTAAGATTTCTGCACGGTCCTTGGACTCTCCATTGACTTCAGCAGCACGAAATCCTTTTGCGTTTAGGATATCGCGAAACTTCTGCGAGGTCTTTACCAAAGGCAAGAATACGACTGTTTTACGATCAGCACATTGCTTGACCATTTCGTCAGCTATCTGTTCCAGATATGGATCTAGTGCCGTTCCGACATCGCTTGCCTTGAAATCGCCTGCTGACATGCTCACATTTGATAAATCCAAGTTGAGCGGAATTGTCAAAGCCTTGATTTTAGATAAATAGCCTTCTTTGATAGCTTGTACCAACGAATATTCATAAGCGAGGCTATCGAAGTAAGAGCCGAGGTTCTTCATGTCTCCACGGTCTGGTGTGGCGGTTACCCCTAACACATCTGATTTCTCAAAATAACCAAGCACACGTTGATAACCGTCTGAAATAGCGTGATGAGCTTCGTCAACCACAATCGTATCGAACCAGTCAGGAGGAAATTGACTAAGTCGCTTCTCTCTCTGCATGGTCTGAACCGAACCGACGACGACCCGATACCAAGAACCAATAGAAGTATTCTCCGCTTTCTCTAAAGCCGTACCAAGTCCTGTTGCAGTCTTGAGCTTATCGCTAGCCTGCTCCAAAAGCTCTGACCTATGAGCAAGGACAAGCACACGCTTGCCCTCTCTCACTTGGTCTTCAATGATTTTGGAAAAAACAATCGTCTTTCCACATCCTGTTGGCAATACTAGGAGCGTGCGTTTGCGACCTTTAGCCCATTCAGCTTGAACAGCTTCCCGTGCTTCCTGTTGATAAGGTCTTAATTGCATCCCTTACCTCCTAGAATTGCCCAGCTTGGTATCCAGCTTGTCCTTGTGGTTGTTGTGCAAAATTCGGCTGTTGCGATTGCTGGTAGCTTCCTTGTGTAACTTGCCCGGGTTGCTGATTCAACACTTTTGTGTAATCAACATCTTCAGGGTAGAGCATGGATTTGACTTCGTTATAATTATTTTCCTTGTACTGTCGTGTTCCAACTTTACATACACCAGTTGCACCGATGATGGTGTTCCAGTTCATGCGAAGTGGTTCGCCTTTTTTCTTTTGGCCAATTGCACCAAAGAAAGCAGATAGCATTCCTTCAGTTGAGCTATGCAGGAATAGATTGTGACGCAATTCAGTTTCGCCTTCGTTAGCTACAATCTTGATGCTGACGATAGCCTTGTTACACGCTGGTAATTTTCCGGGATTTTGTGGATTTGGTGTGTGGCGTGTACGCTCCATACCGATTACTGTAAAGTGGTACAATCCATCAGGTAATAGTACGTATTCCGAGTCTTTTTCGATAGTATCTTCCCATCC